TACGGTTGATAATAATCGCCAACTTTCTTCAAACAGCCTTCGTAGTGCTTGATTAAATTAGCACCCGCAGAACTCAGGCTGCGATCCTCGTTCATGGATTGATGTTCAACCTCTTGGTCATCACGTCGACGATCCTATCGATGCTTCCCTTGTTAGCCTTGGTCTGACTCTCCAATACCGTCAATCGGCTATCGACCATCACCAAGTGCGGCGAACCGCGCACCTCGAGCGTGTTCACCCGTGTCTCCAGCTTGACCATGTAGGCCGTGATCGACAGGACCGCAGCGCCGATCGCGATGCCCTGCGCCACCAGGAAATAGACGATCGCCTGGTTCTCGTGAAACCACGACCGCACGGAAGTCATGGGTACATCGCCTCGAGCGTATGCACGACCCAGATCCCGGCCACGAGGATCAGAAGGAAGCCGATGGCGATGACCCAGCCGCGCATCAGTATCTCCCGTAGACGGGATGCGGCAGCCCCGGACCCATACCCAGCACGCCGGTAAGCCAGATCACGATTGCGATGAGGCACAGCAAACCGACGATGACGCGGCCCCACTTTTCGATATTTGCATCAATCGACCAGCCCATGAAGCTGACGATCAACCATCGAATCGCGAACGCCACGAAGATGACGATGGCGATGTAGAGCAGCAGATACAGGAACGAAATGAGTATCGACATTGTTCGGCTCCTGTCCTTTAAAGGCTCGTACTGTAATTCACGTTGAGCGTATCCCCGTTCACCACCGCCTTGTCGCCGGTCGAGAATGTGCCGGCCGACCAAAGCGTGCCGTTGGCGTCGTCCTTGGTGGCGACCGCGCCGGTGCCGAAGCACAGGAACGCCCCTTTGACGGTTCCGGTGCTGGTGATCGCAAACGACAGCGCCGCCGACAGGGCTTTCGATCCCGCCGTCGCTGCGGACCAAACCGCAGTCTTGCGGTTGCCGGAATAGGCCGGTGCATTGGTGCCGCCGGCCTCGAGCCATCCCGTATGCGAAGCCATCGTGTCGGTTGCGGCAACCGCTGTGTAGGACGTTGATGAGATCAGCCCCATGAACGGCCCGATCACCGTGTACGCTGCCCCGGCGAGAAATGAATCCAGCGCCAGGTTCTTGCCGACGGTGGCCACCACATTGTCGATGGTCTCGCGCCATTTGAGCTCGCCGCTTGGCCCGATGCATTCGACCTCATAACGTCCGTGCGCTTCGGCGTGCTCGCCGAGACCGCCGCCGCGGATGACAGCCGCGTCACTGCTTTCGCGCGCCTGCGCGCGTTCCTCGGTCATTTTATTCTCCCTTGTTATTTCAGGACGGCCATCCCGCCGTGAAGCCGCTTGGCACGGTGCCGGTGAAGGCCGTGGCGCCGAAATTGGAGATCAGCGTGTCGGCGCCGCCAAAACAGTCGGTCGGGAAGGTTGTCCCCACATTTGGAATATTGGCGCCACCGACACCTGTTGCCGGATCGCGCCCCGCCACGTTGTTCCAATTGCCGCCCGCTCCCAGGCGCCACCAGATCAGTTTTGCGGTCACGTCGACCGCCACACAAATCACGGCGCCGCTCGATATGGTTCCGAACGAAATGCCCGATCCGCCGACACCGCCGATACTGAAAGTAGCCGCGCCATCGACATAAACATTGCCAGTTTGAATGAGCCCGGATTTGCCGGTTCCCGCATTGCTGAACGTCTGCGTCGATACCGAGAGCGACCCGACAGCCAACCCCACACCGCTGTTAACTTGCGTGGCGTTGAACGTCGTTTCCCAATAAAACTTACCAGCCGACTGCGACTTGACTGCACGAACGAGGCCAGTCCACCCCGCCGTTCCGGCCGCCGTCAGATTGCCATTCGACAGCGTGATGTGAGTGTCTTTATCCGCCGGGTTTAATGTTGTCGGCACCACCGGCGATGTCGACGTCGCGCTGGCAGTATCGAGTGCGCTCGCCGCCTCGCCGATCGCGGCGGCATAGGTGAGCCCCCAACTGACGCGGTCGGTGGCGCTCGCCGCTTCGAGCATGATCTGCCCGAAGAAAGCATCGACGTGCTCCCTGACCGAGGCCGGATCGTCCACCAGCGTGGCGAAAACGATGTTGCCGGTTCCGGGTGTGTCGAGTGCTGCGGCGGCTTCCGAAACCGAAGCCGCGATCGATGCCCTTCGCCGCGACTGGCTGACGTTACAGACGAGCATTTATTTGACCGCCGGTTCCGGTTTAACGTCGCTCAAGAGGCCACCGCACATTGCGATGATCGCGTTGGTTCCGGGCGGGTCTATGCGCTCCCAATGTTGGTTCCCAGCGTCATCGGTGACCAAATAAGCGGCCTCGGATGTACCGCCGCCTTGAGGAGGCTGGCTACTGCCGGCTGGATCATATTGTCCACCTGCAGCCACCCACTGGCCCCCGGCAGTGGCCACGCAAGTCACCGCTGAGAGACCAGGATCTCCCGGCGGAAACGATGGAGGCGGGCCATCGCCGCCGGACACTGTTATGTCAACTTCGGTACCGGAGCTGTAGGTGATCCCGCCGAAAAGATAATCGAGGGATATCTGATCAATGTCATGACCGGGCTGGATCAAAAGACCCGTTTCCTTATCGTATCCGTAATTCCCATCCGGTACATTGTATCCGTTGTAATCCAGCACCCTTGAACTGCAGTGAGAATCCAAGAGGCCGGCTGTACCGTCAGGCCACGGCGGCAATGGTTCAAAGCTAGGCCCGTCGATCTTGACTTCTTTACGGCCGTCTTCACTCCAGGTGAATCCATCGGATGATGAAAACAATAGGTCCGTCTCGGACTGCGATTGGTACTCAGCTTCGTGATCAAACAAGTGGTCGGTCTGGTGCCCGGCTGCGAAGAACATCTGCGCATCCTCGTCCCACACACAGGCCCAAACACGCGCACCGAGAAACGTATCGCTGGATTCCTCGAAAGTGAATACCCGCGACCAATCCTTTCCATTCTTCGATGCCATGATTATGCCGGGCGAGGTCGCGTTTCCCGGACCTCCCACGATGACAAACACCGGACCGGGTTGTTCGCCAGCAGTCATTCCATAGGAACAGCCTGAAGGGAAAGGGATGAAATGATCGGGATCAGATCCGACGAAGTCCAAGGTGCCGAGATCCTCCCAGACCGGTTTTTCATCCTTCGTCCCGCTAAGCTCGAGATAATAGATATTCCCGTCGCTGTTGATCGCAATGAACACGCCGCCGCTGCTCCAATGCACATTGTAAATGCGCGTCAGGACATCCTGGGAAAACGACATCAGATATCAGTTCGCAGGAATGGCAGCGTCACGGACAGTCCGCTCGCTCCCGCGTTGTTGGAAGCCGTGACCCGCAGCGCATAACTGTCACCTTCGGCAAAGTCCACAGTCGCCGGGATATTGAATGCTCCGCCTTGACCGCCGCCGGCATCGAGCGTGCCGCCAGCCGCGAACGTGATGGTGCCGATCTCGGCCCGGTTCTTCTGGATCGAGATGATGATGTTGGTGCCGGCGCCGATGCCGACATCCAGATAAGCGTGGGCATGTGCATCCCCGCTCACCAGTTGCATGGTCCGGCCAGCAACAGCCTGGAACAGCACCTCGCCCGCGGTGCGCTGAACACTTCCCGGCACAAAAATCGCCGCATCATAGTTAACGTCATAAAGCGGCATCCAGAACGAATAGAGCGGATTGCTGCCGTCCGTCGCATTCGGATCGAAAGCCGCCGGCAATGGCGGCGTCGTGTGGCTGATGAGCACTTGGTACATGCCGAGGCCGCGAACCGAGACCATCTGGCCGACCGTGTAAGGCGTGCTGTTCGTCCACTGCCCCACATATGTGACGACGGCAACCGGCAGCGGAATGACTTGCGACGTTCCATCGGTGAAGTGGAACGTCATACTGTTGGCCGTATAGGTGACGGAATCGATGCGCTTGCCTTCGGCGAGCGCGGAATTCAAGTCGACGATGCGCTGATCGACATCGTAAAAGTTGCCATCGACCTGGGCCGCGCTGTTCGGCGTGCCGGTGCCGGAACCCCAGGCGCCGCTAGTGACGAAGACGATTGTCATCGAGTCACGTTTGCTGCCGTGGTCTCGACATTGTCGGGATCCGGCGGTTGTTTGTAAATCACCTTTATCGCGCCTTGGTCGTCTCCACCGTCGAGCCGGACTTTGTTCAAGACCTCGACCTCGACGAAGTTGTCCTTGTTAATGGTGCCATCTTTGGCCTTTTGATAAATCTTCTTCTTGTCAAATTGCCGCCTGGTTTCCTGCTGCTCGCGTCTGTGTGTGACGCTGATGCTCCAGCTGCGCGGCAGATCTAGCAGCTTGCCACCCAATCCATTGAGAACAGCGATGCCCGAATCTGGATTATCCTCCGGCGCCAGCGCTCTCGCGGCGGTTGGCCGGATGTTGGGAAACACGACTGGCCGGACGACAACCTCGAAGCCAGCCATTACACCGCCTCCAGGTTATAGCCGGTCGGGATCTTCACGTCAGTGACTTGCACTTGGTAGTCGCTTGAAAACTGCCGCGACATGCTTTTGAGCTTGAAGGTCGCGCGGGTCTCGCATTGTTTCATTGCATTGTTGACGCCTTGAGCACGCGCGGCAGGAATTGTCTTCATCTGTTCAAGGTCTGCGCCGCTGGTCGGCACCGAGGCAAATTCGCCGGCCTGAAGCAAAATAGGCGCTTGCACCGAGGCCGGATTTTCGACGACGAGCCCGGTCTGGATTACATCCTGCGCCCTGAGAACGGAAAGGAACTCGATTCCGTCGTCGTTCGGATTTGCATTCGGCGGCTGATAGCCGACCGAGGAATCGAAAAGAACCGTTCGGCCTGTGAACTGCTGATAGTCGGCCCCGGTATAGTCGACGCTGCAATAAGTCGATGTGCCGCCGGCCGCGATGGCCGAGCCGCCATGACCGATTGCGCAGCCGATGCGAACCTCGCATTTGATCCGACCATCCGAGCCGTCCAATGCCAGCGAATATCCGATGATTTTGCCGAGCGCCTCGCCGACACGCGGCTCGATCAGGAATGCGTTCTTGCGCAGCGTTATTTCCGGCATGCGCGACAGTTTGGGTACCAGAGCGATTTCCACGACTCGTGCTCGTTGCAACAGATGTGCTCGGGCCAACGCGATCAGGTGCTCGATGCTCTGATTGCCGCGGCCGGTCGCGATATAAGACCGGCGCCGCGGATCGCCAATCGGCACATCGGCACCAATCGTTTCGCTTAGATTTACCGATTTGATATCGTTGATGAGCAGCGCTTCGCCATCATCTGGATCGGTCAAGACGTGCTGCACATCGGCATAGAGCGAGAACGACACAATCTCGGTGCATTGCCGGTTCGCCGTGTATGCTGCCGACAGCGTGACCGAAGTGTAGTTCAACGGCAAAAAGGCGGCCGTGGCCGAATAGCTGCGGCTGTTCGAGTTTTTCTGGACGTTGATGGTGTCGTTGGTCACCAGTTCGGGAAAACCCAACCCAATCGGCGCATCCACATAGCTCGTCGTTTCGCTAAACACGGTGGTATGGCTCGAAGGGCCGAACCAGGAAGTATCAGGGAACGTCACCGTCAAGTTGCTGCCCACGGTGGTGCTCTTGACCTGGTTAGTAAATAGCGAGCTGGCGGTTGCGTCAGCAACGACCCAACCGTCGCCTATGCTGGCCCCCGCCTTCGGCCAATCATCGGCCGTCAAGGTGTATGACGTGATGTAGCGTTGATACCGCTCCGGCCAATTGTCGATCAGGTATTTGGTCAGATCGACGCTTCCTTGCGCCGATTGTGTCCAGGTGTATTCGGCACTGATATCGACGCGCGCCAGCGGCCCGCTGGTGAGCGTCAGGCCGATGCCGTCATAGAGCACCTTGCCGCCTTCGCTGGCGCCATCGAACTCGACGAGGCCATCCTCGCCGGTGATCTCGTCCGACACGGTCAGAACATGGGTCTCCCGATCGTAATGCCAAAGCTTACTGTAACCTTCGAGCACGACCTCTGGATCGGTGCGCCGCGTCGGATCGATCACCACCTCGTCATAATACGGCAGCACGCGCAGTGAATCCGCGAGCGCCGCCTTTTGGGCCACGAGGTTGATCGGCCGCGCGACGAATTCCAGCGTCACCAGCTCCTCGAATATGCTGGTCGGGACACCGACGAGCCGGCCGCGGAATCTGATCAGATCCGGCCCGCAGTCGAGCGCAAACCACGCCCATATCCTGCGCCCAGGGCCGAGTAATCCGATCGCAGCGCCGGCGTCGTTGCGCGGCCGGCGCACGACGATCGTCAGGCTCGCCGGATCGCCCTCGGCCTGTTGCAAGGTGAACGAGAACACGTCCTCGTCCCAGCGCAGATGCTCCGACCCGAATACCGTCTCGCTCGGATCTATCCAGGCAAAATAGGGCGTCCCGGCCGGCATTAGGCTCGTTGCTCCGCTTCAAGCTGCCACGCCACCTCGGCCGCCCACTCGTCGCGAGAGGTGTTCCAGGACGTCACCTTGGCAAGAATGGTCAGCACATCGCCGGTCGTATTGGCGGCGCCGAGACCGGGAATGCAGGTGATCGTGATGTCCATTCCGGGCCAAACATCAGTGAGCTCCGGCACCTCGTGATCCGTACAGGTGATCGTCACCTTGTACTGCCGGAATTGTGCGAGCGAGATGTCCGCCAGGGCGCCGCGGCAATCGCGCGCCACATTTTTTGCCTGGTCGATCGGCGCGAGCGTCATGGTGATGCCGCGCACCGCGTATTGGCTGAAATCGATGCCGTCGATCGCCAACAGGGTATAAGCGGGCATTAGGAAAACCGACTCGGCTTGCGGCCGCCCGAGCGCACCTGCGCCATGGCCGCGGCCCTGTGCAATTCGTCGACCACGCCCGACGAGGCGCGCAGGCCGGCGATCTCGGGTAGGCCCGGAAATGCGATAGTGACGTTGTTCATGCCGCCGCCGGCAAATGACGGCAGGCCGAGCGGCCCGCGCACCATGCCGCCGAGCGCGAAATGGCCCATGCCGAGCCGCAGTGCTTCGAGGAACGCCAGCACACCCGGCTGCGCCACTGCCCGCGCCGGCATGATATACTCGCCGCGCGAGACCCAGGCGAGATTTGAGTCCGAGGTGCCGCTGCCGCGCCCGCCGAGCAGGCCGCCCGCCGCGTGGCCGCTGCCGCCGCTCGACGATGACGAACCGCCGCCGAACCCCCATTTATTTGCGATATTTGCAAGCCCCTCGCTTATAGAGTTCGTTACGGAACTCACAAGAGCCCTCCCGAGCGCTTCCCCTAGCGCGGTCCCTATTGAGATTATGATCGGCATTAAAATGCTGCCGATCGCGTCGAAAGCCGGGCCGAGCCGTTGGCCGAGATTGCCGATTGCTTGTTCGAGCGGCAGGTTCTGGAAATCAGACACAATCTGCTGCATCACCTGGGTAAAACTGCTCATCATCTGGCCGAAGGCCGGCGCCGCCAACGCGCCTATCTTTTGAAAGAATGCGGACAACAGGCCAGTGAACTGATTCCACTGCTGCGACATTTGCTGCAGTGCCGCCTGGTTGCTGCTCGTAAGCGTCAAGCCAAGTTGTTCGGCCTGCGTCTGCAATTGACCGAGCGCCCGGCTGCCTTGGCTCAATGTCGCTATCGTTTCTGGCGATAGACCGAGCGCCTTGCCGAGCTGCGCTCGGTCCAGTTCGCTGCGGAGATTTGCGAAGATGGCGGCAAGCCTTGACCATTGATCCGCTGCAGGCACCTTGGAAAGCGTCTCCAGCAGTGCCTTCACCTTGGTGTCCAAAGTGGTCAGCGGCGAAAACGTTTCGCGAGTGCCATCGGCAAGGTGCTGGAATTTATACCTTACTTGATCGATATCATTGGCCCAGTCCACCGTAGCCTTGCCGGCATCGCGCATGGCCTTCTGTTGTCCAGCCGCCGCGATCTTCGCCGATAGATTGCCAAATTCCTCGGCAAATTTGGCTGCCGATGTTCCACCGCCTTCAAACACTTGTTGCAAAGACGATAGGTTTTGAAACGATACACCACTAACCTTCTGTAATTGAGTGAGAGATTTTTCGGTCGCGCTTGCTTCTGTAGAAAACTTGATCAAGGCGGCAGCCGCGCCCACAATGGCGCCGGCGAACAAAGTAATGCCTAGTGCTAACGGGCCAAAAGCACCGCCGACGCGGCTCGCCAGGGCAAGTTCCCTGCCAAAAACGCCTAGATCGACTGAGCGCAGAGCCTTGCCCAGGGCACCAATCTCGCCCCTGGTCAGGCCTAATGCGCCCGTCGCCGACCTTGCCGCAATGGCGGTGTTCTTGAAGCCTCTCTCCAAATTTGCAACGCCGAGGACGGTGGCTTCCAAAGTTGCAGAGGATTGCAGCGCTGCTCTGATCTTGCTCATTTCAGCCGGCACGACGACGCCGAGCTGCTTGAACTTTTGCTCGATCACCGCCGGATCGAGCTTGGCAAAGCCGCCGGCCTGCTCGGCCGCCTTGCTGATATCGGCAAAGCACTGCTGGCCGGCCTTGCTGATCCCAGCAAGTTGCTGCTCTATTTCCTTCGCGCCATCGAGTTGAATTTCCACCGACAGTTTTGGCATGGCGTCCTAGATGTCGTCCTTGAAGTTCTTGAGAAACGCCTGCTCGATTTGCGCGGCGTGTTGCTTGACAATTTCGATAACGTGAAATTTCTTCGGGATGGTGACCGAATGAACCCCTATGTAGAGGGGCTTGCGATGAGGGTCGCGGTCACTGGCATCGAACAACATCGGCTTGCCGCCAACGGTGGCCGACACCAGTTTTTTCCCTGACTTGCTGGGCGACGGCGCACCTTGCTTGGTCGGTATCCACAGCAGCGGCTTGCCGTGGATGGTCGCGCCAAACTCAAACACGCCGGCGATGCCGTACCGATGCGAAATAGTGGCCTTGGCGTCCAGCGATGGTTCGCCGCCCTTGGTCGCCCCCAGCATCCGAAAGCGCAAACCCGAGACCCATTGGGCATGTCTAAATCCCGGCCCCGCTGCTGCGATGTCTTTGCGTCCCTCGTCAACCGCCTCCGAGGCGGTCTCGCGCAATGCAGCAACCGCAGCCGTGGCCACCGGCCGCTCCTTTTCGCGGATCATCTTGATCCAGGCGGGCGAGGCCACCTTGACCTTGAATTTAGCGGGCATTTTCAGTCACCCGCCCGCCCCATTCCTTGATCGTCTTCTCGATATCCTTGCCCTCGCCCTGCGCGCCAAGCGCGGCGATCGTCAGCGCGTCGGCGTGCTCGATGCGATCTAGCTGATCACTAAATTCGAGATAGGCCGCGATCTGCCGCGGCGTCAGCGTCATTGCAAAGGCGGGCGGGAAGCCGCGCCGGATAAGGGCTGTGATGGCGATGGCGATTTCCGTAAGCGGACCTTGACTGTCTTTGCCGCCTCGTCCGTTGCGCCGATGACGCTGGTCAGCGCCTCGACGAAGGCGGCTATTCCGTTTGGGAATGTCAACCCGATAATAGCTTTTAATAATCTCAATTGATATTCCACCAGCAGCGTGGCGGCGTGCTGCTCGTATTTTTCCTCGCCGGGATGCCCGCAGCCGGCCGCGATGATTGGGCCGATTGCATTGCCGAACCGCTCGATCAGCCGCGACCCGATATCACTACCCATGCCGCCGAGCAGTGTGGCGAGTTCGGGAAAGCGCGCCACGATCGCCGCGATGGCATCACCGTGCAGGCCGCGCACGATGATCCTGTTGCCGTCGATCTTGACCACCTCGATCGCGGTCGACGGTGCGATGTCCAATAAATCTGCCATGCCGATCTCCCTCACGGTCCCGCAGGCGGTACGCCGTCGCGGATGGTCCAGACGCCGAAGTCGCCGGCCGCGCCCTTCATCACCTCGGCCTCGAGTTCGATCACCGTGAAGTCGTCGGCGTCGGTGATAAAGCTGAAATCTCCGGACGGGATGAACGAGACCGTGGCGTCGAAGTCGACCTGTTGGCCGATGTCGTTGGTGCCAACCACCTTAATGTCGCCGATGAACTCGGCCTTCGACAGGCCCGACAAGGTGACCACGTCCGGCGTCGTGGTATCCATCGTAGCAAGCGCGAACATGGCGAGGTTCTCCGCGGTGATCTCGTCGAGCGTAACTTTTATCGTCGCGCCGATCTGCGTGATGGCCGTAAAATCTTTTGTTAGGATGCCTTCACGCGACGAGCGGTGTTCCTTTTTGGTGACCGCCGGCGTGTAGATGAACTTAGGCGCGTTGCCGAGGTCAACATAGGCGGTGCCGCCGGTTTCCTTGAAACTGACGATGCCTTTGCCAATGTGATAGTTCTGAACATTCGGTGACGACGTTGGCATGGCTCATAGATCCTCTATTTTGAGTGCGTACTTGAACATGAACTCAGCGCGCAGCGCCCCCTGTAGCGAGCGGCCCCAGCCGAGGTCGGTCTGGCAGCCGAGATAGCGGATTGCGCCGTTGCCATTCCGTCCGGTCTTGACGATCTGCTCGTTGAGCACGGAGTCGGTCGTCACCCGCTTGAGCAGCTCCCGCCGCAAGGTGGTCAGATCGGAACCAACCTCGTCGGCCTGCTGTACGATGAAGATTTCCGGGTGCATGCGAACCATGGTCGGCCGGTTGGCGGGCCGCATCGACAAGTCGGACGCATCATCGGTTTCCTCGTCGCCGTCGAACACCAGCGCCGCCGGCAATTGGTCCTCCGGGATCTCGATATTGTTGCGCTGGGCAAATTTAATATTCGGAATACTCGCCACCACCACGAGCAACCGGGCCAGGATGTCCTCGCGAACGTCAACCAACGGAGTCGGCTTTCAATGCGAATCTAACCTCGCCCATATCCTCGCCGTTCGGGCTGCCACGCAGTTCCCACGAACGAACGATCCAGGTCCGGCCGTTGAAGGCCAGCACCGCATCGGCATAGTTGGTGCGCGCTATGCCCTTTTCGGCGAGCTCGGGAATGCGGGCAAAGGCGCCAGGGCCGACGCTGCGCACGTCCGCCGGCGTGCCGCCCCCGGCTGCGATCGGCAGCACGTTGGGCCGCGTGTCGTCGATCACGGTGATCGCTACCTCGGCGCCATCGCTCCCTGCCACGCTCAGCACCGCCGGCACGC